ATTCAATGAGGAAGCATCATGCCTAAGAGTACCTCCGCGTGTAACAGCATTCTGGCGCTGATCTTCAATGCGACGACTTGGGCAGACATTGCCGAGGACGACACTACGTCGCCGGCAACGAACCTGTATTTGTCGCTGCATACGGCAGATCCCGGCGTCGGGGGCGCGCAGACGACGAACGAAACCACCTATACCAATTATGTCCGCATCGCGGTAGCGCGGACGACGGGCGGTTGGGATGCGCCCGCGTCCGGCGCTACTGCCAATGCTGCGCTGGCGCAGTTCGCGCAATGCGGGGCGTCGGGAGCAACCTTGACGCACGTTGCTATCGGGACGGGTGCGGCCGGTGCTGGTCTGGTGCTGTACGCTGGAGCGCTGTCGTCCTCGCTCGCGGTCGCCAACGGAATTCAGCCGCAGTTCGCTGCCGGCGCGCTGGACGTTACGGAGGCGTAGTGACTACCTACACTTGCCAGAAATGCAACGCCCCGGCGACGGTTGCGAACGGGCAGATTTACCGCACTTGCGGCTGCAATGCGGCGATCATCGCGCACCTGAAGGCGCACGCGACCGGCGAGAGTAAGACGGGGACGAAGTAATGGGCTTTGCGAACGTCGGGGCGCTCGTCGATGCTCACTTGGCGGGCAATGAGCGGTACACGTTCTTTCGGAAGGCTCCTGCGGTCGTGACGGTTGCGGGAGTGTGGTTCGATTACAGTATGGCGCCGGGCAATCCGGCCCCGCAGTATTACGCGGCGGCACCGCTGGTAGCGCAGACGCTATCGCGCTCTGGCGACGGGGGGATTCAGCACGGCGGCAACGTCAGTCCGAGCACAAAGTATCTGCGGCGCGTCATGGCGATGGCGGTTACGGCGGCTGGTGTCCCGCAGCGGCTGTACTTGCTGGACTACCTCATGTTTTACCCGTTCGTGGATATGGGGACGGCGGATGAACAGGCGCTAGACAATACGCAGACCTTGACGCGGTACGCGGACGGGGATGGCGTAAAGATAATGGCGGTGCTCGTCGCGCCGCACGGACTGGTCGGCGATACGTTTTTCGTGACGTATACGAATCAGGATGGGACTGCCGGGCGCGTGACGCCGTTGCACACAATGACGACAGGCGCGGCGATCAACGGGACGATTCTGACGACGCAGACGGCCGGGACGGGGCGCTTTGGGCCGTTCCTCGCGTTGCAGGCCGGCGATACGGGAGTGCAGAGCATTCAGGCGGTGCAATGCACGGCGGGTACGGATGTTGGACTGTTCACGCTGGTGCTCGTCAAGCCGCTGGCCGACATGACGGTGCGAGAGATTACTGCGCCTACGGAGCGTGATTTCTACCTCGAAACGAACCGGATGCCGGTTATCGAGGATGACGCTTACCTGAATTTCATAACGTGCCCGAACGGATCGCTTACCGGCATCCCGTTGAACGGGGACGCACTCTTTGTATGGGACTGACCAATGCCCGGCTTTAGCTCACTTGACGATCTAGTGTCGGAAATGACGGTGAACGGCAAGTTCCGTCGCGCCGATTGGAACAAGCTGACGCACGCGGTCGGCACGCAGGCGGCGGGTACCTGGTACGCGCTCCCGCACGCGACCGGCAATCCGGGCGCGATGACGCTAGGCGCGGTCGGCACGAACCTCGCATTCCATCCGGCGTGTGATCGGACGGCGGGCGCGATCTACCACGGCGGCGACGTATTGACGGACTTCAAGCACGTTGTGAACGCTTCGGCGTTCTCGGCGGCGGCTACGTCGATGCCGGCGATTTTCATGCTCGTGGATATGTTCGGCTGGTATCCGGTAACGTCCACCACGACGACTGGCAACCAGGCGCTAATCAGCGCCAAGACTTTCACGGCGACGAGCGCGACGCCCACCGTCCTGACGCTCGCGGCGACGTGGGATGCGCAGACGTACACACCTATCCGCCTGACGAACTCGGGCGGTGCGCTGCCTACTGGCCTGTCGCTTAACACTACCTACTACTGGTCGCGGACGGGTGCGGGAACGGGCAATGTGGCGACGAGCTTGGCGAACGTTGACGCCGGCACGTTCGTCGCAACGTCGGATACCGGCTCGGGCACACATACCGCGACGCTCTACACCGGGGACCGCGCGCCGAGCCATGGGGCCGGAGTGCAAATGTTCCTGACGCCCTCGGTGGCGCTTGGCGCGGGCACGCCGAACGTGCAGATCACTTATACCGACGCCTCCGGCAACGCGGGCGCGGTGACGCCGACGACGCTTCCGATCAGCAACGCATCGGCCCCCATTGGGCAGATCGAATATTCGGGGACCGGCGCGGGCAAGTTCGGACCGTTCATCCCGCTGGCTGCTGGCGATGCCGGCGTCCGCATCGCGGAGCAGTTTAGCTACTCGGCTACGCACACATCCGGCACGACGAACCTTGTGCTTTGCCGGCCGATTCTCACGCTGCCGATGACGACCATCGGCGTCGCCGCCGAGCGCGACCTTGTGAATCAGATACCGAGCCTCCCGCGCATCTACGACGGCGCGTGCCTTGTGTGGCTCATGTACGCGGGCGCGGCTACGCCGGTCGGGTCGCAGTTCTACGGGCACCTTGATTTCGCATGGGGTTGATCGGCAACTATTCGGTCCTGTCCAAGAATGCCGGCCGGGACATTGGCGGCGGGGCGATTGGACTAGGCAATAACCGGGGCGATTGGGGCAAGTCGTCGCAACGGCGCGGGGCGTTTGTGTCGGCAACGTGGGATCCGCTGTCGGGCGTCCCTGACGGGTACCGGCCGCCGTACTGTTGGGTGCTCCCCCTGTCGGCTGGCGGGCTATCGGCGCGGCACAACGTCGCGGGCGAGGGTGATCTAGTCGGCGCGATTGCGGGCGGTAAGAACGCCGAGGCGACGCTATCAGGGTCTGGCGATCTAACGGGCGTCGGCGCGCTGATTGTCTCGCTCGTCGCGTCCCTAACCGGATCGGGGACGATCAGCGGCGCGGCGCTGCTGGCGTACCTGAACCTCGCGGCCGAGCTGGCCGGCTCGGGCGACCTGGCAGGCGCGGCGACGGCCCTGGCTCACGCGGCGGCGGTGCTCGACGGCGAGGGCACGATTGCCGGCACAACGACGGCCACGGCGCTAGGAACGCTCGCAGCAGCCATCACGGTGACGGGCGCTACCCTGACGACGGCGAACGTCGGCTCGTCGGTCTGGGGCGCTCTGGCGGCGAGCAACAACGACGCCGGCACGATGGGCGAGAAGCTGAATGACGCCGGCAGCGCGGCGAACCCATGGACGGAGGTGATCGAGTCCGGCTATACGGCGGCGCAGATCCTGCGGCTGATCGCTGCTGCGGTGCAGGGGAACGCCACCGGACTTGAAGATGGTACGCCGACGTTCAAGGGGCTGGACGGGACGACGGATCGTATCGAGGCGACATACGCCAGCGGAACGCGCACGGTGACGAGCCGCGACGCGACGTAGCGTGTGGTTCGGGCAGCATCTCGGGACGAGCTATACCGGGGAATGGTGGGGGGATCAGCAGGCCGTTGAACCGTCTACGGGCGGGGCGCGTCCTACCGGCGGCTGGTACGACAATACCGGATGGGAGGCGCTGTTCCTGCGCCCGGTGCGCGACGAGCTCGAGCTTGTCGAGGCCGTCGCCGAGAGGGTCGCCGGGGTTGAGGCCGAATGGTCCGGCGAGCGACTGGTATTCGATGCGCCGCCGACGATTGATTGGGGCGCGGTCCAACAAATTCAGGCGCGGCCGGAGGGTCCGAATCAAGCGGCCCTGTTGGACGCGGTACGTCGCGTCATTGAGGCCGCGAAGCGCGCCCAGGACGAGGACGACATTGCGCTAGTCATGCTAATTCACTAGGGGTTGATATGGCCGCATCGGGCACTCTCTCTGTCGGCGGGTCGATTAGCGACATGCCCACCGGCTCGCGTACTGTCGGCCCTATCACGATGACCTCGGCGGCGGCGAGCGGCGTCGTGATCCATGTCATTCTGCAAAGCGGTGCTAATACGATCACGTTGCCGACGGCGATTGCGCCGTCTATGGCGATCATCAAACTGCCGGCGACGAATACCGCGCTAACTACGCTCAAGGGCGTTAGCGGAGATACGGGAATCGTCATCGGCAAGACTGGATTTGCGGTGCTGCCGTTCAACTCTGCGGCACCGCCTACTGACTTCGTGCTTTCGTCGGCCGCGACGCAAACCGGCCTGACGACTGAAATAACGTTCATCTAGCACTAGCGCACCCGGCGCTACCGGGGATAAGGCTCGCTTCGGCGGGCCTTTTTCATTGGGACTCCAATGTCTGACATGCAAGAGACTTCCTCGGGGATCTCCCCGTCTGCCGTGCCTGCCGATCAATCGTCGGCACCTGAAGCGCCTGTTAACACGGATGGCGCGAATACGTCGGCCGAATCCGCGCCGGTCGAACCTCCGAAGGACGATGCCGCCACCGAGGCGCGCAAGGCGTTCAAGGGTGTTCAGAAGCGGATTGATGAGCTAACCCGCGCCCGCTACGAAGCGGAGGAACGGGGCAGACAGGAAGTAGCGCAATGGCAGCAACGCGCGCAGCAACTCGAGGAGGCCATTCGTGCCTCGCAGGCTAACGCGCCGCTGCCAAAACTGGAGCAATACCCGGACATCGAAACTTGGGCGGCCGAAGTCGCCAAGGTGCAGGCTGAGAAGATCATCGCCGAGCGGATGGAAGCGCAGCAGCGCCAGCAATACGAGGCGCAGCAGCAGTACCAGAAGCAGGTGGTTCAACAGCAGGCCATGATGCGGTTTCAGTCCGAGCTTGATGCGCGAGTGAAGGCGGCCGAGAAAACATATCCCGGCTTCCTGGACAAGATCACGAACGCCGAGCTTCCGGGAATGGTGAACACGCCGGCATTTACGGCCGCGTGGGAATCGGAGCATTTCGCTGCTATCGCCAATCATCTGGCGGAGCACCCGGAAAAGGCTCACCAGATTGTTGCCCTGTCGCCCGTTGGTCAGATTCGGGAAATCGCCCGGATCGAGGCTGCGATTCAAGCCGGGAAGGTGGTTAGCTCGACCCCCGCTCCGCCGTCTACTGTCGGTGGTGTCAAGGGGGCAGGCACGAAAGACCCCGCGAGCATGAGCTATGACGAGTTCGTAGCTTTTCGGCGGAAGCAAATCGCTCAACGGCGATAAACCACCCCTTAAGGAAGCATCATGGCTAATACCAACAGCGTTATCGATATGGTGGCGAAAGAGGCCCTGCGCCTCGCCCACGAAAAGGCGACCTTCATCGGCACGGTCAATCGTTCATATGATGACTCGTTTGCCAAGACCGGTTACAAGATCGGCAATACTCTGCGCGTTCGCAATCCGAACCAGTACACGGTTTCGACCAGTTCGCGCGTGATGGACGTTCAGGATCAAAACAGCGATACGCAGACCATCACTCTCGGTTCGCAATACCACGTCGATATGCGCTTTAACAGCGCGGAACTGACCCTCGACATTGACGAACTGTCGGATCGGTACATCGATCCTGCTATGTCGGTGCTGGTGTCCAAGATCGACGGCGAGTGCATCCAGACCGCGACGAAGGAGACGTTCAACACGGCGGGCACTGCGGGCACGGTCGTCGGCACGGTTACGTCGGGCTTCTCCGACACGACCGCTCTCGGCCAGGCGCGCGCGAAGCTGAACCAGGGTCTTGCGCCGAAGGATCGCAACCGCGCCGTGCAAATGGACTCGGTTACGATGGCGTCGGTTTCCAACGGCATCAAGGGTCTGTTCCTGCCGCGTGATCAAGTGGAAAAGAGCTTCACGGAGGGCTTCATTGCCCGCACCGCGATGGCCGATTTCTATGAGAACGAGCGGACTTGGAGCCTGACGAACATCTCTGACGTTACCGGTACGACCGACGCATCTTCGCTCGTCACGGACGGCGGCACCACGGTTGACATGCACTCGACGGTCGTTTCGCCTGCGGTTGGGGCGGTGTTCACGATTGCCGGTGTGTATGCGTGCCATCCCGAGACGAAGGCGGCGTACTCTCACCTGCAACAGTTCGTCATCACGGCGACCTCTGCGGGTGCGGGCGTGACGGTTTCGCCGACGATCTATCTTGGACTGTCGTCCACGACGGCCGCCAAGCAGAACGTCTGCAAATCGGATGGCACGAAGCTCGCCCTGACGGACTTCAACTCGCAGACGTTGACGTTCGTCGGCAGCGCGAGCACGACGTATCGTCAGAATCTCATGTATCACAAGGACGCATTCGCGTTCGTGACGGCCGACCTCCCTCTGATGGACGATGCCCAGAAGTGCGTCCGGATGAACAAGGACGGCATCGCGCTGCGCGTCTGGCAGGCGAGCGACATTCGCAACGATGAGCTTCTGATGCGGATCGACATCGCGTGGGGCTTCAAGACGGTTCGTCCGTACTGGGCCTGCCGCATCACGAACTAGTAAGCGAATGGGGCGGGGGGCTTCGGCCTCCCGCTTTTCAACTGATCGGAGATTAGAAAATGGCTATCACTTCCAGCTACGAAAGTGCGTCGTACAACTCGCCGGATGGCGTGCAGATCGGCACGTCCTCGTCGAAAAAGGTTGGCTTCTACGGGGCTGCGCCGGTTTCGCAGCGCGCGTTTGTCGCCTCGCGTCATAACTCGACGGCGATTGCGTCCTCGACCGATTTCACGGCCGCGCATCTTGCGGTTGTGAACGAGATCCAGAATACGCTTCAAGGTCTGGGCATCTGGGCGACGGCGTAAGGCACTAACGGCGGCGGGCTACGGCTCGCCGCCACTTATTCAGGAGGTACGTTGCAAATCGAGAAGCTGGACCCTCCGGGCAAGCTGATGCGTTCATTACTGCCGGATGGCAAGAAGGTCGTTTTCTGCACGCCAACCATCACAAAGCCGCATCCCGCCTATCTCAAGGCGCTAGAGGCGTCGGTGCCGCTCGTTGTGGAGGCGGGATGGGAGGAAAGCGCAACGTGGATGGTCGGATGCGCGTACATAAGCGCGGCCAGATCAATCATGCTGCGGCGGGCGATGGACGCGAAGGCCGATGCCGTTGTGTTCATCGATCACGACTTGTCGTGGGAGCCTGGCGACCTGGTGCGGCTTCTCAACACAGAGGGGGATGTGGTTTGCGGGACGTATCGCTTTAAGCAAGACAAAGAGGAATACATGGGGCGTCCGTACACGGGGCAGAATAATCGCCCGATGGTGCGGGATGACGGTTGCGTGCAGATGTATGCAATCCCCGCCGGATTCCTCAAGGTGACGCGCGCAGCGGTCAATACTTTCATGCGCGCCTATCCGTCTCTCGTCTACGGAGACGAGTGCAACCCGAGCGTTGACCTGTTCAATCACGGCGCGTTCGATGGGATGTGGTGGGGCGAGGACTACGCATTCGCGCATCGGTGGAATGACAAGTGCGGGGACATTTGGTGTATCCCAGATCTTAAGTTGACGCATCACGACGGGGATAAGGCGTTCCCCGGCAACTATCACGAATTCATGCTGAAGCCGAGGGAATCATGAGTTATTACCGTCTGTTCGTCCCCAAGCAAGCCGTTGGCGCTAACCTAATTTATTTCGATCTGTGGAATCCGGTGGGATCAGAGCGAAATATTGAATTGCTCTCTGTCGTCCCTGTTGTGTCGGGCGCGGTGGCTGTTGTAGGAACCCTGTCTGTCGATCTGTTCCTGAATCGGACTACGGCCATCGGGACGACCGGCACGGCGGCAACGTATGGCGGCACATCCCTGACAGCCTGTACGTTCACGGCGCATTCAGGCTCCGGGGCGCAGGCTAGAGGCATCTCTGCTCGCCTGACTCCAGGCGGCGGCGCGACGGCTGGTGAGGTGCTTTCGTGGTGCTCCGTGTTCACGGAGGAAACGTCATCGGCGACGTATGTCCCCGCTCTCGATCTGGCGCGCCAATGGGGCGGCGACATTCCCGGCATCATGGTTTCGCAGGGGTCGGGGATTAGCGTTGTGCAAGGTGCTGTGGCGTCGGTCGGCAATATCGGGTTCAACGTCATCTTCCGCACTCAACGGCTGTGACTATCTCGACCTACTCCGAGTTGAAAACGGCCATTGGTAATTACATGGGCCGTTCTGACCTCACCTCGCGCGCCGATGAATTCATCGACAACCTGGAGGCGAAGATCACTCGTCGCCTACGGGTTCGGCATATGGAGACGACGGTTAGTGGCTCGTTCACGGCGGACACGGCAACGATTGCTCTGCCATCGGGGTTCGTTGAGATTCGTTCGTTCACCTACGACGTTACGACGGACGTTCCGCGCAAACTGGAGTTCATCACGCCGGAGCAGGGAGACGCGCTAGGTTGGTCGTCGTCGGGGGCGCCGGAGTTCTATTCGTTCGTCGGCGGGGCAATTCGTCTCTATCCCACTCCAGATAGCGCGTACTCGTACACGATCAGGTACTTCGCCAAGTTCACGGCGCTATCCGAGTCGAATACGACCAATGCGCTGCTGACAAATTATCCCGACCTGTACCTGTATGGGTGCCTCCTTGAGGCGTGCGGATACGTCGGCGACGACGGGCGAATCCCACTCTGGAAAGCTGCTGTAGAGGAGTGCTACTCCGAGATAGCGCGGCACGACAAGCGCGAGCGGCACAAGCCCGCCGTCGTGCAGCTTGACCCTGCGCTTGTCGGGATCATGGTTCGCTCTAACATCGAGACGGACGGCGATTAATGGCGAAGTGGGTTCCCCTCGACTGGATGCCGGATCTCGATTGTTCGTGGGAGGTGAATCCTGGGGCGCTCAAGGATTGCCGTGGATTCGTTCCGCTGCGACGCGGGTCGTATTCGTCGTGGGACATGGAGACAACACTCGCGTCCTATACGTCATCGACCGAGCCGCTAATTGCCGGTATCACGCGAAAGAGCGATGGAACGGCGCGCTTTTTTATCTTCAACAAACAGTCAATCTATGAATACACCAATCCAACGACCGGTGTTGATCGGTCAAAGGGCGGTGGTTACTCGGCGTCTACTACTGCGTGGACATGGGCGCAATTTGGTGATTCGACCATCGCAACTAACTACTACGATTCGCCGCAGGTATCGGCCTCCGGCGCGTTTGCCGATCTATCTGGCACGCCCCCCAAGGCTCAACTGATTGCTGTTGCGCTTGGGCAAGTGATGCTTGCCAATTACAACGATGGCACCGCGTATCCCGCAGGCTGGTATTGCTCAGACTACGACGACGCGACCGACTGGACGATCACGGCAACCAACGGCGCGGACAAGGGGAACCTGTACGACACTCCCGGCCCGATCCGCGCGCTAGAGACGCTGCGAGATGGGTTCGTCGCATACAAGGACGACAGCATCTATCTAGCCGAGTTCGTCGGCGATCCGAATACGACGATTTGGGCATGGAGGTTGGTGTCAGACAAAATAGGGTGCTCGTCTGCTCATGGCGTTGCCCGGCTGAACGATAAGCACTATTTCATGCACCGATCAGGATTCTATGAGTTTGACGGCGCGGCGGTGCGTCTGTTGAGTCGAAAATGCGCCAATTACCTGTTTAGTACGATTTTCAACGCCAGTCCTACTACCTGCCACGCGACGTGCGATCAGCGTGAAAATTTCGTCGTCTTTTGTTGGGAGACATCAACGGCCGGCAGGAAAGACTTTCAGGCGTTTTATAACGTTGAGACGGGGAAGTGGTCGTATAACTATGGGCAGACGTTCACGGCCGGGGCTGTTGCGTCCTATTACCCAACAGCTGTTGTGAAAACGACGCAATCAGACATTCTTGCGTTTGATAGCAACAATACCAATGCCGTTTCGTCGTTCGCCATGATCGGCAAGGCGGACACAAAGATAAGTGCCTGCGCTGCGAGCTATCCGGGGCTTGAGACGACGGCAAAGGGTCTGCGGATGCGGATTGGATCGTTGGGCAATGACGACGATGGCATTACGCTGAATTCCGTCAAGCCGCGCCTGCTGTATTGGGGAGAGCGCACAACGCCTACGGCGAGCTTCATTGCCGACAACGCGGAAATGAATGTTATTTATGACCTAAATGCCCCGGAGACTCCCGACACAACGAACGACGCCGTTTGGCAGTCCACGCAATTGCAGTTTCACGGTAAGGCGTCGGGGAAATACGTTACGGCCACTATGACGTTTGATAGTAGCGTTATGGAAATCGCCGGCCTATTCGTTGATGGGAAGTTCGGCGGCAAAAAATGAGCAGCAGCAGCATTCGCGGCACATCTCTACCTAGGCTAACTTCGCTTCCGCAAGACCTCACGACGCTATCTCCAGAAGAGCAGCAGGCTTATTGGCAATCATTTTACGCGAGCTTGTTTCGTGAGCTTCGCGGACTTTATTCGCTCGTACAGGCGGCCGTGCCCAAACTAACCTATTCGACGCTGACTACCACGACCGGCGCATTCACGCACACATGGCGGAACGGCGCAGTCGGAGCCTGGGTGACGATTCAAGGCGCAGGCGGTGGCGGCGGAGCGTGTGCTGCGGGTGTAGGTGGAGGCGGTGGAGGCGGCGGCGGTGCGCTAGCTAGAGTGTGGGTGTTGCGCAATGGAGCGACTAGCACCTCTGGATCGGTCGGCGCGAAGGGCACCGGGAGTGCTGGAGCGGCCGGTACGGATGGCGGTAATTCATCGTTCGGGAACTACGTTGCCGGCGGTGGTAGTGGCGGGCCGAATACGGGCGTTGGTGGCGCGGGCGGTACGTTTGGGGCGGTAGCCGCGCCGGCAGGCGGTACGGCGGGCGCGGGCGTGAATGGTGGAAATGGAACCAATAGTACACATTATTCCACGCACACACATACCGGACCATCTGGCGGCGGCGGCAGCACAAACGTACTAGGCGGAGCGGGCGGAACGTCGGCGAATGGAATAGCCGGCGGATCGGGCGGCACAAACAGTGGCGGTAACGGCGCGGGCGGCGGTGGCGGCGCTGGCTATGACGGTGCCGGTGGGATTGGCGGGAACGGGTTGGCGAATGGCACCAATGCAACTGGGTTCGGCGCGGGCGGCGGCGGCGCGGGCGAGTCCGTTGCAGGAACGACTTCCGGCGGAAACGGAGCAGACGGATTTGTGTTGGTTGAGGAAGTTATTGAGGTTTGATGCTACATAAGGTTGACCCTCGGTATCTCTCGGATGTGTGGGTATGGATTCGGTTAGGACTCGAGGCGATTATCCGCAAGACGCGAGACGATTGGCTCCCCGAGGACGTTTACACCGAGATTCGAAACGGCCACGCGGCGCTGTACCTGATCTATGTCAATCATGAGCGCGTCGGATTCATCGTTACGCAGCTCTGGCCGGGATATCACGCCGGCCCTCGGTTGTTCGTCCGCGCGCTATGGTGCGAGCCGCATACGCTCGCGCCCGTCGAGCAAGAGTTGATGGACGCGATACGAGCTCTTGGGCGGGAGTCAGGATGTCGCGCGGTGCGGATGAATTCGCCGCGCCGTTGGGATGGGCGCGGCTGGCAGTTGAAACAGTACATCTACGAGACTGAAGTCTAGGAGGCGCTATGAG